TTCTGTCAAAGGTGGGGTGATATGGGTGGTAAGGTTCATATCTATGTTATGGATGTAATAACACATGTTGGAGAGTTTCAGTATTGTGGTCGATTTTATGATGATTTATATCAAGGTCATAGGCCTGCAAAACATGCCAAACCTCTTGACGAAGATAAAAAAATCAAATAAAGTATAGTATTTTCAGGACGTCTGTGCCTGCTCAACAATGCAAATATATTTAAATTATGACAATATCAAGAATGCAAGTACCTAGAGAACAATACGGATTAGGAAGTATCTTCAAAGGCATTAAAAAAGCTGTATCTGGTGTAGTTAAAGGTGTTAAAAAAGTTGCTAAAAGTCCTATAGGTAAAGCTGCTATGCTTTACTTTGCACCTGCATTAATACCAGGAGGTGCTAGCACTTTAGGTGGAGTGTTTAATAATGCCGGTGGTTTTTCAGGGATTATGAGTTCATTAAAAGGAACAGCTTTAGGTGAAGCATTGGCAACTGGTGGAAAAGGTTCAGCTTTAGGAAATTTTGGTAAAGTGTTTGCGGGTGGTTCTGCATTAGGAGCATTAGCTGCATTGAGTGCAGAAGAGCAAGAAGCTGCAACTAGAGATGTTGGGTCCCTAAGACAATACTTATCATCTTATTATCAAAATTTAGGTTACAGTGCAGATCAAATAGCAGAAAGTGTTGAAAGAGATACTTCTGAATATACATCAGGTCAAGGTGGTTATGCTGATGGTGGACGTATTGGTTATGCTTTTGGTGACAAAGTAGAAATGGCGTCAGGTATTGAAGGCTTACCAATTAATATAAATCCTCAAGGTGTTAAAGAATTAGATCTTAGAGAAACAGGTGGATTTATTCCTCCTGTTGGTATAAAAGAAAAGGCAGATGACATTCCAGCGATGTTATCAAACAATGAATTTGTATATACTGCCGATGCTGTAAAAGCAGCAGGTGGTGGAGATATAGAAAAAGGTGCTCAAGTTATGTATGACACCATGAAAAAATTAGAATCGAGAGTAGCATAATGGCAGTTCAAGAATCCAGAATATTACCACCAGAGTTTTTAGAAGCGGGAGGTAAAACTTTTTTAGACATGTTGTCTAAAGCAGTTGGTGGATACGCCGGTGCAGATCTTTCTAAAATATTTGGTCCACAATTTGTAGCTGGTCAAGACCAATTACAAAAAGATGCACAAGCTTTAGCACAAAAAGGTATAGGTGGTTATCAAAAATTTTTAGATGCTGCCCAAGCTTCAACAGGACCTAATGCTTACAAAGCATACATGTCTCCATATCAACAAGATGTTATTGATTCAACACTTGCAGAATATGATGTCCAAGCTCAAAAAGGAGCACAAGGTGTACCAGCAGCAGCGATTGCAGCAGGTGCTTTTGGTGGTGGTAGAGAAGGTGTACAAAGAGCAGAGTATCAATCTAATTCTGATAGAAATAGATCAGGTATCCAAGCAAATTTATTACAACAAGGTTTTGGTATGGCTAATCAATTGGCTCAACAAAATTATGCAAATCAATTAGGTCTAGGTTCAGCTCAACAGAATTTCTTAGGACAAGACGTTGCAGCGCTTTCAACTTTAGGTGCACAGAACCAAGCTCAGAATCAAGCAAATTTAACAGCTCAACAACAATTATTACAACAACAATTAATGCAACCTTTAAATGCAGCTAATCAATATGGTTCAGGGGTAACTAGTTTAATAGCAGGATACCCAGGACAAACACAACAAACCTTTACTCCAACACCTGGAATATTCCAGCAAGCTTTAGGAACCGGAGCAACGTTAGCTGGTATCTATAGAGGTTTTGGATTTGGTAGAAATCCTACGCAAGCATAAATATGAAAACTTTAAGAAGACCTATGTTTAGAAAAGGTGGTAACGTCGGCGAAGGTGTTATGACTGGTATTGTGGACAGAAGTAATTATGATGTAGGATCTACTAACCCTGCATTAAACGTTGGAGAACAAGATATTGCAGATTTTATTTCTTTAGTTAGAGGTGGTGGACAAGACATGGGTGATCCGGTAACAGATTTTTTATTACAGTTTGGACCTGATTTATTATCTCGAACACCTCAAGGTAAAGGTCTATCAGGGGCTTTAGCAACAGCAGGTGCTGCAGCGAAAGAACCAATAAAAGACATGATTAAAAACAGAAGATCACAAAGAAGTGAAAACCTAGCACTAAGAGCCAAGGCTATTGATACATTAGGTGTGGATAATCTTAAAAAAGTAAGAACACAAGCCACAGCATCTGTAGGACCACAACTAGATATGGAAACTACAGAAGAATATAATGCAAGGATAGATTCTAAAATGAAAGAATTTATTGACTCTACTTATTCTAAACAACCATTTTTAAAAACAGATTCACCAGAAGAAAAAGTATTTAGTTATGCGGAGACTATGGTTAAATCAGGTGACATGAAAGATATGCCTACTGCTAAAAATAGATCAAACTTTGAATTAAGTGACTATGATAAATTAAAAGCTGCAAATATAAATATACAACTACCAAGAGCTAAAAAATTATATCGAAAAGGTAATCTTAAAAAAGATGTTAATCCAGGGGTTTACTACGATGATGTAACAGACACCTACACTAGAGTTGGTGTAGCTGAAAATGGAAATCCATTCATACAACAATCTAATATTTCATTTGAAGAACTAATACAAAACTAGGAGGCTAAATGGCATACGATACAGATTTCGATCCAGAAGGCTTCATGGGCTTAGGTGATGAGGAGTTAGGTAACGAAAGAAATGCATTTAACGCAGCGCTAGCAGGTGTAGCTTCAGGATTAATTAAAGTACCTGAAGGTGTAGTTTCATTAGGAGCAGAGTTAATTGACTTAGGTGCAGGTACAGATCTTGCAACAGACGTAGAAGTATTTTTTGATAAGATAAATCCATTTGAAGAGATTGCACAGGAAAAAGCAGCAGGTAGATTAGTTGAAGCTTTGATACAAATTGGAGTTCCTGGATCTATAGGTTTTAATGTTGCACGTAAAATGGCAACGAAAGCTTTGTCAGGTAAAAAAGCTAATAAATATTTAGATCTTAAAAGACCTGACTTATTAAAAGGTGCAACCAAAGCTGATGAATTAAACAAAGCAGCTAGAACAAAAAGATTTGCAGCAGCAGTTGCTGGAGGTGCAGCGGGGGAAACGCTTGTAGCAGATGTTGAAAACATTGGAAGTATTGGAGATGTACTTGGTGGTCCAACAAACTTAGATGATGAAGCTTTAGCTGATTCATCAAAAGATGCTGGTAGAAAATTATTAAACCGGGTTAAGTTTGGTGGTGAATCTTTATTTATCACACCTGTTGTTTATGGAGTAGGTAGAGGAATTAAAGAAGCTGCTACTACAGGTAAAAATATTGAATTTAGTAATTCAAGACTTAGTAGATTTTTTAATAGTGTTTTTAGTGCAGTGAGATCTAGAGGAGCTAAACCACAAAAAATATTTGAAGAAAAAATGGCTGAAAAAGGAGCCACTATGGCTGACTCTAATGAAGCAATGCAGTTGGTTAAAGAAATAGATAAGCCACTTAATAAAATGTTTCCAACTGTAAAAACTATTTTTAATCAATCTACTGGTAAAGAAAAATCAGAGGTATTAGAAAGTATTAATGATGCTATGTTTTCTGGAGACTTAACTAAAGGTATTAAAGATGATGTAGTGATGGATCTTACAGAAAAATTAAAAGTAAAAGGATTAAAAAAACCAGAAATTAATGAATTGTTTGGAACATTAGGTAAAGCAAGAAATGCTTTTACTACTCTTATCTCAACAACTAGTAAGTTAGGTGGGGACATGACAAACATTAAACCACTAAAAGAAATAATGGGTCAAAGGGTAAAAGATTATTTAGGTGGAACATATAGAATTTTTGAAGATAAACCTATATTACCTTTTGTAAGATATACACCAACAGGTGATGCATATAAAAATGCTAGAGAATTATTTATAAGATACGCAGCTAAAGCTGGTAGACCTTTTGATAGTATTAACCAAGTAGATGAACAATTGAATAGATTAGTTGATACTGCAATAGCAGCTAAGAAACCAAACTCATTACCATTTTTTAAATACACATCTAAAACTGCAGAAGCTGATGATGGTTTAACTAAAAAATTTTTTAAACAAATATTAGCAAAAGATGCTGAGGGTAAAATACTAACAGGTAAAAGAAGAGCATCTGCATTAAGTGGTGCTGGTAAAAAAGGTGATAGTATAACACCTATTGGAAAAGGTAGTAAAATATTCAGAGAATTTTTTGGTGAAATGTCTGACCCTAGATTTTCTCTATACAATGGTATGACAAGATTATCTAGTGTGGCTAGAAAAAATCAAATGTTTCAAAGATTAGATGATCAAGATTATTTTAGAAAACAAGCTGTAAAAGAAATAGAACAAGGTGGAGGAGTCGTTGCACCAGGAACCAAAGGATTTTTCTTTGGAACTAGAAACGCAGCAGAAAATAGTTTACCTAATCAAGAGATTGTAAAGTTAGATGACTATGTAGCTAATGCATTTAAAGATGACTACGCTGTTAATCCTTTAGCTGGTAAATATACATCACGAGCTATTGCTGATGGATTATCAGAGAGTGGTAAGATTTTAAAATTTTTATTTGAACCAAGAAAAGATGCAACAGGCGTCGAAAAACTAGCAACATGGGGCTATCGTAATTTAATTTTATTTCCAAAAGCTGCATCACAAGTAGCTAAAACAATTCTTGCACCAGTAACTCACTTTAGAAACATATTTTCTGCAACAGGATTCTCTGCAGCTAATGGTATCTTTTTTGAAAACCCTGCAGTAGTTGCAAGAGCATTTAATGAAGCATTGAAAACAGTTCAACCAGGTGCAGGTATTAAAAAATTTGCATCTAAATACACTCCTTACAAATATAGTGAACAAGAATTTAATGAAGCATATAGAAAATTTTTAAGACTAGGTGTTGTTAACTCTCAGACAAACGTAAATGATTTTAAAAATATATTAGGGGACCTTGGTTATGGTGGTAATTTAAATTTAGAAAAACCATTAGAATCTATGGGGAGAAAACTTTTAGGTTCAGCTGGACGTGGAGCTAAAGCTGTTATGAAGGGCGCTGAAGATTTATACACAGCTGAGGATGATATGTTTAAAATAGCTAACTACGCTGTTGAAAGATACAGATTAAAAAATGCATATAGTAGAGCAGGTAGAGAATTTACAGAAGATATGTTAGATAATGAAGCAGCGGACATTGTAAGAAATACCGTTCCAAACTATGCTTACGTGTCAGATACTGTTAGAGCACTAAGACGTCTACCTCTAGGTACTTTTATGTCTTTCCCGTCTGAGATATTAAGAACAACAACTAACATTGGTCAAAGAGCTATTAAAGAAATAAAAGATCCAGCGTTAAGAAACATTGGTATAAAAGATTATTAGGTATGACAACTGTATTAGCTGCAGCGCCTTATGGAATACAAAAAGGTTTCCAATCTTTATACGATGTTACTAACGAAGAACTTGAAGCTATTAAAAGATACTTACCTAAATGGTCAGAGAACTCAACTATCTTACCTATTAGAGATGAAGAGACAGGTGATTTAAAATACATAGACTTTAGTCATGGTAATGCATATGACATAGCTATTAGACCCTTACAAACAGTATTAAATAATATTCAAAATGGAATTGAGGATGAAGAAGTTTTAATGCAAGGGTTGTTAGAAGGAATGGCTTCAGCTGCTGGTGAACTTGCATCACCATTTATATCAGAATCTATTTACACAGAAGCATTAACAGATTTAACATTAAGGAATGGAGTAACAGATGATGGTAGAGCATTATGGAATGACAATACTCCAGGTGGTGACAAAATTAAAATTGGTATTGATCACCTCGCACAATCAATGTTACCTTTTTCATATCCACAGTTAACAAGATTGTATCAAGCAGCAGCTGATAAACCATCAGGTCGTGGTGAGTTCTTTGAATTACCTGACGAGCTTTTAGGTTTTGCTGGATACAGAGCTGTTAAACTAGACCCAGTTAGATCAATGGGATTTAAAATTTCTCAATACCAAAGAGGTATTAGAGAGTCTAGAGGTTTGTTTACAGGAGGTGCAGACTCATTGTTAGCTGGAGGACCTAAAACTCCGGTGGAAGTTATAGATAAATTTATTAAAGCAAACGAAGCAAAATTTAATGTACAAAAAGATATGTTAAAAAATCTTGAAGCTGCAGATATATTGGGTGCAGATGAAGATGATATCTTTACAGAGTTTAGAGACAGACAATTAAGAGGAGATTACAGAGATATAATTAATGATAGATTTGATCCTTATTATCCATCAAGAAATATTAGAAAAGAATTTGCAGAAATAGCGGAGAGAATTGGAGAAGATAATCCATTTGAAGAAGTAGAAGATATACTACAAGACATAAGAGATGATTTAAGAGATATATCATTTCAAGATCAATTTGATATTGATATTTCAGATTACATAACTGATGATATGTTTTCTGCAGGTATACAAACACCACCTTTACCAGGGAATGTAACTTCAGCTATGCCTAACCCAGAAGTAATACAAACAGCCCAAGCTAACCTAAGTAATGTACCCAATAATGGAGGATTGACAGCAAGTGAAATGGCCTTATTATCTCCTGAAGAACAACAAATAAGGTTAAGACAACGTGGAATGATTTCATAATGATTGAACCAAAAACTCAAAGAGAACACATTATTTCTTTACAAGGACATATGACAGGCATGAAAAAAGATTTAAGACATCTACATCAAGATGTAGAAAAATTGGGCGGCAAGATAGACAAAATCTATTGGGTAGTTTTGGCTACAGTGGGGGCTGTAGCTTTTCAATTGTTAGACAAATACGTTTTTTAAATCCAAGCTTTTAAATCTTCGCCCATAATTTGAGTGGCGATATTTACTTTGTCACGTAAAGCTTTAACAATTTTAGTATCAACTGTTTCTTCAGTTATAATATCTATATAAGTCATAGGGTATTCTTGTCCAATACGATCAATACGAGCTTCTGATTGTAAACGTTTTTCAAGATCATAACCATTAGAATAATAAATCATTGTGCTAGCAGCGGTCAATGTAATACCATACCCACCTGTTTGAGTTGTGCCTACAAAAAATCTACACTTATCATCTTCTTGAAATTTTTTTATATTATCTTGTCTAACATCTTGAGGTGTAAGACCATAATAGTCTACGACTATGTCATCACTCTCATATTTTTTTCTAATAGCTTTTAAAATTGTGTCTACATCTTTTTGATAGTTAGACCAGATAACAACTTTACCTTCTACTTCAGATAATATTTCCATTAGTTCTGTTATTCTGTGATTAGGAATATCTTGTATAGTTCCATCATCAGCAGTGAAATGACCACAAGTAATTTGATGAAGTCTCATTAATTGTACCATGACATTGTTTGTAGTTAATGCTTTACCTTCTAACTCTGCCATTGCATATTTTTTCATAGCTTTGTAAACTTTCTCTTGTTGAGGTGTCATTGTTATTTGACGTTTCATAAAAGTTTTAGGAGGTAAATCTAAACAATCGTCTTTTAATACACGCATTGAAAAAGGTTCTATAAGTCTAGAAAGTTCTCCAAGATTTCTGTGTCCTATTACTACATTAACACTACGAGAACCAAGATTAATAGATTTCATAACAGAATATCTTGATCTAAAATCATAATAAGAATCTGTATTTAAGAGCCAAGATCCAAGAAACTCACATTGAGTGTATAAATCTAAAGGTGAATTAGTTACAGGAGAGCCTGTTAATATTCTTCTATACTTAGCTAAACTTTTTAATTTTAAAATATTCTTAGTTCTATTAGCAGTAGGTGTTTTTATACTAGTAGATTCATCTATGGCCATCAAAGCTTTATGTGAGTCTAAAAATCTACGTGCAAATTCTTTACCAAAATCATATGAAAAAGCTTCTACATTCATAATTAAAATGTGAAAGTCTGTGCCAGTTTGAAATAGTGTATTTAATTTTTTAGTTTGTTCACCTGATTTGTCTGAACTTTTCCAAAGAACAACTTTTTTATTTATATAATTTGGTAGGTGAGTAGGTATTTGATCTTCATACCAATTTTTATATACACCTTTAGGAGCTATTAAAAGCATACCATTTATAGAACCTTGATTGTAAAGCATCGCTGCATTATCAATTAAAACTTTAGATTTACCTGTACCCATTTCCATAAAGTACGCAAAATATTCTTTGTCCCAAGAACGCTCTAAGGCTTTTTGTTGATGAGCATAAGGCTCAGTTTTAAATTTATAATTTAACATTTACTTTTCTTTCTAAAAAGTTATATAGTGCATAGAAAGAAAAAAGTCAATGGATATAAAAGATTATAAAAAAATGATGGATCAGGTGACTAAAAAAGATCCTGAAGTTTACTTAGTGCAAGAAATACCTGTGTATAGAGAGGATGATAAATTTCATCCAGAAAAAGCTGGTAAACCTAAAATTGATATTACACCTGCATTAAAGTATGGCAAAATTAAGATTATGTTTCCACGTTTAAAACAAATGCAATTTTCTCCAGGACCAATGGTAATGGAAATAAAAAATTCATTAAAAAATTTTACAACAGATGATCATTTATTACTTTATGGCGATCCTGCCATAATTGGTGTGGTCTGTGCAGTAGCTTCAGAAATTACAAACGGTAAATTTAAATTATTAAAATATGATAGAAGACAATTTTCTTATTACCCAATCGAATTAAATATTTTTCAAAACTAGTTGACAATAAAAATTATATCTTTATATAGGATAGTGCAAATATAAATTTAAACTATTAAACTATTAAGGAATAAAATGACAATAAACTTTAGAGCTGATGCGCCTAGTCAGGTGACACAGACAGACCCTGAAAAACTTTCAGAGGAAATAAAAAAACTCCAAGACATTCAAGAACAAATTCAAAATTACCAGGACAGAATTAAAGATCTTAAAGAAAGTGAAACTTATTTTTCTGAAGTTGTAATTCCAGATATGATGAACACTATGAATCTTAAAACTATGAAATTAAAAGATGGTTCTGAGATAGAAATATCAAATAAATTTTTTGCCACTGCGTTAGCTGAGAAAAGACCAGAGGCATATCAATGGCTTCGAGAAAACGGACTAGGCAATATTGTGAAAAATGAAATCACAGTAAGGTTTGGAAAGGACGAAGATAACAAGGCGCAGCAATATGCTACCCTTGCAAAAGGTCAAGGTTATGAACCGGAACAAAAAGTTGCTGTTCATGCTTCGACTTTAAGAGTTGCTCTGGAGGATTTCCATTCACGTGGTGGTAAGATTCCTTCAGAGTACTTTAGTACGTTTGATGGATATCGAACGAAAATAACTAACAAACCAAAACAATAGACTAACAAAGGAGTAAACTATGGAAAGTCAAGTAACAAAGAAGGCTAATGCAGGTGCATTGGCAACAATCAATTTCAGAGCAGATGCAGGTAAAGGAGCTGAGGAGATTAAAGCAGATGACGTGTCAACACCGATTCTTAAAATCTTACACCAACTCTCTCCAGAATGTAATGAAAGAGATTCAAAACATGTAGAAGGATCTAAACCTGGTATGATTTATGCATCAGGGTTTGGTAAACTTATAAATGGGGAAGAGGGATTAGATGTTGTAGTTGCTCATACTCAAACTAGGTATCCTGAATGGCAGGAAAGAGGAGAGAGTTCGTCTGCTCCGGTAGCGACTCACTTAGAAATTCCAGCCGATGCTGTGGAAGAAAGAAATGGAAGATACAGATTACCAAATGGTAACTATGTTGAGAAAACTGCATACTTCTATGTACTAGCAATGGTAGATGGTGAGTTAAAACCTGCAGTGATCCCAATGAGATCTTCTAATTTGTCTCCAGCGAGAGAACTAAATAATCTTATTACGAATCTTAGATTCAATGATGATGGTGGTTCTTATAATCCAGCAACTTATTCATCTGTGTATAAATTAAATACAATGGGTAAAGTTTCTGGAAGTAAAAGCTGGCATGTTTATAAACCATCAAGAGTTAGACTTCTTGATGCGTCAGATAAAAATGATGCGTCTATTTACGAGATAGCAGGGAAACTTCAGAAACAAGTTTCTAAGGGTACTGCTAAACCTAAATATGATGCTAGTCAAAAACAAGAAGACATAGTATAATACACTGTTATGACAACGGCGCTGAAGGGAGACTGGAGGCGCCGTATAAATTATGAAAGAATTTAGAAAATATTTTGGTGGACTAGAAAGAGACTTTGGTTTCTGTAATGTAAACAATGGTTATCATGATCCACAAACAAACAAATTAAAATTTGATCCAGGTGACTATGGTTGGTCTAAAAGAAATATATCTGATCAAGATTATCAAGATCACTTAGATGGTAAACGTGCAATAGGTGTACAAGCCTGTGATGATAATGGCATGGCTAGCTTTGGTGCAATTGATATTGATCCCTCTGACTATTCTAGTTTTGATATTGGACATTATTTAAAAGTAATTCAAGACAAACAACTACCAGTAGTACCAATCAAATCAAAAAGTAATGGACTTCACATTTATGTTTTTACAAAAGAAAAAGTACCTGCAACTTTAATCAGAGAATTTTTACAAAACTTATTATTCTTATTTGGGCTATCATCTAAGACAGAAATATTTCCTAAACAAACACAACTAGGTATGAACCAAGACAACGTAAGAACCTCTGGTTCATTTATTAACTTACCTTATTTTAAAAAGAAAGAACGTAAAGCATTATTACCTGATGGAAAAGAATTAGAGTTTGAAGATTTTTTAAATGTAGTCAAAGATAATTTGCAAACATAAGAATCATTAAAAGAAGTATCTGATAAAAAAGTAAAAGAAATATTAACAGGTGGACCTGATGATTTATTAGATGGTCCTCCATGTTTACAGATGATATGCAAACAGGTTCAGGAATCAGGGAACAAATTAAAAGATGAGAGAGATAGATTTTTATTTAACTACATGGTGTTCGCTAAG